ATTTGCCGGTAATTACATTGGCAACCGTTTTAGGAATCTGTGCAACTGCTTTTGATACTCCACCCATATCAACCTCCCATCAATTTGTTAGTGTCACCACGCTCGACTAATTCGCCGGTGGGTTCCTCAGAAAGAATTGTCGCTGCGCGACCTTTACGCCTTCTCAGCATTTTGTCACGCTCTTGCTGTGCCTGGCGTGCAGTATCAACTGTAGGTGGCGGTGGCGGCGGCTCTGGTGGCGGCGGCGGTGCTGGCATCTTGGGCTTTAGAAATCCCATGTTTTGCTCCTAAGAAAAGATCTCATACTCACTCACAGCCTGGCGTGGCCGGGCCTCAACCAGTCTATTCGCTCGGCGTGCATTCTCTAATGCGTAGCGCAGCGCATCGATGACATGGTTTTCTTTGTCCTCTAATTGCGGCAGCACTTCCCCGGTCATTTTATCCACCTTATACGAATAAAGCGATAGTTCGTCAATTGTATGCTTACAGCGCGGATGCACAACTATCTCAAAAGATTTTAACCATTCAATCCCATCCTCGACTGACTTTGGCCCCTTGATGGCTGCATTGATCCTGGGAAACCCGTTCTTACGCATGTGGCTGATGGTCTCCGGCCTGGCTGAATCCGCCGTGATCGGCCACTTCTCAGCCTCCGGCACGGTCATAAACAGGTCTGGCGTGTTGACAATCTCGCAGCCAACCATGTACGCCTCATAGTCCACATACAGTTTACGGCCCGTTATGTAGCAACGCACCAGGACTGTCGGATCTGTGGCAAACCCCCAATCAGCGCCAAAGCGCAGCACGGCATTGACATCGGTATCAAACTCTTCAATGCGCCAATTGTGGAAAACCTTGGCCTCGCTGTTGGTCAAATAGCCGCCCATCCAGACATGGTTAAACTTATCTGGATCGCGGCCCCGGTCATACTCCATCTCTTCCCGCAGAACTTCAGGAAACCACGGATTGTCCGAGTAATTGACTTTAACCACGGATGCATCTGGCGGTGGATTGTCACCCCGCAGCAGCATGTCAACAGGATCTGTGGCCTCGCGTGGGTTCCATGAGAACCACAACTCGCTGCCTGGCTTACGGATGGTAGGACGCAGCAGATCAATCGAGACCTGGCTCATAGACTGAGCCTCTTCCACCCAGGCCCGGTCAAACCCTTCCAGCGACTTTATGGAATCCGCCGTGTGATTCTGCATACCCTGAAAGATGATCAGGCCAGGCCCGCGCTTGGACTTGATCATTGAATCCTGGACATCAAAGTACGCCCCGGCATTCAGATCCATGATCTTGTTTTCCAGCAACCGCTTGACTGATTGGTTCAGGGTGCGCTGAATCTCCCGGACGCAGACCGAGGATTGGGCCTGGTTCCTTATGTGTTCCTCGATCATCATCTCAGCAAAGAAGTGAGACTTGCCAGACCCCCGGCCACCCCATGCGCCCTTATACCGGCTGGGACTAAGTAACGGCAGCGCCCATCTAGGCGTATCAATATTTAGGATCGACAATTGTCCGCTTTACTTCCTCAACTTGCAGAGGCCCGCCATCTTTACCCGTTATTTCTGTCTCTTGCTTGTCGCTATAGCCGTGTTTGCTCAACAGCAACTTGGTGATCGTGCTATTCATGTCCCCGGCCAGACCACCATTTATCAATCGATTTTCCTGAATCGATAGTAATTTCCTAATAATGTCAGAAAATATGTCGTGTTCTTTGGCCCAGGCGTACATGGTCTCCCGGCTTTTGCCCAGGTAGATAGCCAATCCGGCCACGGTAGGAACCACATCCCCGGCCATTTTGTAGTCACCGTTGATGTATCCCTGCGCCTTGTCAACACAATCCGGCCATTCTGGTGGTCTGCCTGCCATCACTTACCTTTCAATGCTTTTGTGCCTGGGCTTTTGCTTCTCATGGCCCGGCTTAGTAACTTGCTGCCAGTATCTGCCCTGTTGTAATCCTTGGCTACCGACTGCGGCACGCCAACCTTCTTGGCAAACTTGGGATCATGGGCTGCTGCGGCCATCATCCTGGCCTGGGCTGCTGATTTGCTTGGCATGGCTAACCTTTCAATCTCTTAGTCCCAGGATTCTTTTCTGGGCGCAATATGCTTGTGGCGGTCTTAGCCGATTCCCTAAATGCTTTGGCCGTGGGTGCGCCTGGATCACCAGGTGATCTCATCTTTTCGCCAGATCCGGCAGCAATACGCGCCCTCTTGGCATGGATATTGGCGTACAACCCTTTCATCTTGACCTCCATTCTACCGCTGTTGACAACTTGTCCACAATAGGCGGTGACCCGGCAGCCCTCATAATGGGCGATGTCTGGCATCACGGATACCAGGCCACCTAACTGGTAGCGGGTGGTGGATTTGAACCACCGTCCTCCGGTTTATGAGACCGGCGAGATAACCACTTCTCCAACCCGCGCTAGTAAATCTTTACTTTGACCATTCCCCTAACATCATCGGCCACATCGATCAGGCCATACCTAAACCGCCGGTCATTAGCCTCCAACGCATCAGCCAGGCCATCCAGCCCAGACTTGATCGATGCCAGCATGTTGTCCAGGTCTCGCGCCCGCCGGTCTGGCGGCATAAATAATATGTCCAACATCACCCGGTCATTGTGGGTGATTTTGGGAACATTAGCCTGGCGTGTCAACATGTACCACTCGTACCGATACAACTTCTTTTGTCTTGCTACCGCTGCCCAATGCGCCCTGGCATTTGGGCTAAGTATTGACCTGGGCCACGGGTAAATTACTTCCAACTCAATGCCTCGATGGTCTTAGCCAGCATGTCCAATTCGGTCATCTTGTTTATCCGCATCATGGTTTTATCGCCATGCACACCCAGCGGCCCGGTGTGACAACTAGGACAGAGCGGTACGACCAGCCAATTACTGGCTCGCTGTGCCATACCCTGGCCTTCCCGGATATGGTGAACTTGTACCCCATGCTCTCCGCATAGTACGCACGGCAATTCGGCAACCCGGCCCATATGACGGATCTCAGGTCTTGTTGCCACGCTTGTCCTTGCATTCTTTGCATATCCACCTGTATCTCAGCCCGCCTGGGAAAACTATGTCCATGCCATCCTTGTTATTTCTGTCAATTTTGCAATTGCTGCAATACCTAATTCCAAAATCTGACGCAATCTTATGCGTGATTTTCGCTAACTTCTTCTGGGTACTGCTCACTAAATTGCACTCCCTTCGTTGATCCAAAATGGTAGATGAATTCAATCAACTCATTCATCTCTAACTTTGTCATCTTGCTAGTAGATGTCCCCAGCACCACAAATCCACCCTCAATCCCAGGCACAACATCCTGGCGCTTGAGCGCTGCCGTGCAAACATCCTTCCAATTTTCTGCTGTCAACTTGCTGCCGTGCCAGTTTACCTGTTCTGCCAAATCTGTCAGCAGCGCCCACATCAAAGCATTCTGGGCCAGGCTGCGCTTTGGCTCCGACACCGTAACCACATACCCATCGCCTGCCAGCCGTACCGCCTCAACTGCCCGGTCTCTGGCCTGCCGGTGGCTCATCACAAATATCTGCTTCATTCTCCCCTCCACATTCCAATGCCCACCCAGATCAACGCAACCACCACTACCCACAGCGCAATGTCAATCATTCCTGCCTCCGCCTGATCTCGTCCAACACTTGCTCCCTGGTAAAAGACCTATGCTTTTCGATGCACCACAACATGCCATTGGCTGCTTTCTTGTTCGGCCTGGTGGATTCCACCAGCGTCACGCAGCACTCTAGGCAACTCAATCGGTACTGCCCCCACCGCCTACCCGCCCGGCTTTCGCAGCCTGGACAAATTCTCTGATCATCTGCCTGGCCCGCTCCGCTGCCGCCGGATCTGCTGGCTTTTCCGGTGGCGCTGGCAGCGCTGTCATCGGCTCCGGTATCTCCGGCCATTGGTTCTTTTTGATCTCCCGCTCCAGCGCAATCTCCCACCTGGTTTTGACCTGCTGGTAACTGCTGCTCCTCAATTCGTACTGCAAATAAGTCATCGCCCAAAAGATTGCCGGGTGCGACCACT